GTTGATAAAGCCTAGGCTGTTAAGCCCGTAAACGAAAGGATTGTCTACGGAGTAGAAAAGCTTAGTCTCGGCTCCTTGAACTATGGAACCTGAACTTTGCCCTCGGAGTCCTGTCGCGTAGATATGCGATGGTGCCCCAAGATTGTTAACAGCCACACCTGTACTAGAAAGGAGAGGAGGGTGGTTCTCCCAGTCACGCATCAGCGCGTCCGCTAAGTTGAACGTATCCAACATCAACGGACGCACCATATACTGATACGTGAGCCAGAAGTCCTGTGGACTACGTAGCGCATGCCTATGATTCCTACGACTGGGTTTGACCCCATGATAGGTTTCGTAAGCATCTTCGAAGATGGTTTTATTCCCACGACGGCGGGCTCGAAAGCCCCGTTTCGTGGAATCACCAAAAAGAAGATTAAGCGCATGCTGGAAATTCCCACGAGCAATAGCGTTAAGGACCTTAAGTAAGGCCACAACGTTATCGGCTATGGAAATCACAGTCAGCGGTAGTTCACCAAGTGCCACAAGAGCATTGAAGTCGCCGGCTTTCAACCCGGCCAATGCTTTGTTGTCCGCTTCAGCGCGTAGTGCGCTAGAAGGAACAGGTACTTGAAAAGAGCCAGTACAGCTAGGATATGCTGTATGGTTCCCACTTACATCGCCTGTGCTAGACCGTCCGACAAAAGTTCGTCGGATGCTCGAAGTGAGCGTCGGCTTGACTTCAAGACTGAAGTCATGCGAGATGACTCTCGCGTAGCACGCTTGGTAGTAGGTGGGGAGCCTGAATCCATCACTTCTACGGGTTCCGTAGGTGATATCCGATCGGTACTTACGCTCAGAAATGTGCGTAGTATTATATGTACCGATTAACGAACCTCCAGACGAATATAAGTACTTCGTCGTTGGAACGTTAAATAAAAGCTCGTCTCTCATAAGATGCCTCCTTTAGGCGTTTGCAAGGGCCCTTTACGGGCCAGTGCAGAGAGATGGTTAGTCCCTATGTCGGATGCCATTTGTTAAGGCATACCGACGTCATGCATTAGTCATATGACGCTCAGCACTCTGCTGAGAGGTCCAGGGGGGTCTCCCCCCCTGGTTCCGTCATGCATGATCCTCTGACGATTGGTTAATCTCGACGATAACGCGGGTACCACCCGCGGAATCGAGGAGAACCATCAGAAGAGGCGGTCCCCCC